AATGGTACGCCCTACAGGATTCGAACCTGTGACCTACGGCTTAGAAGAGCGTAGAATTATGCTTTAATATCAACTAAATACAGTCTCACCAAGCGTTCACACGTCCCACCTTACCTAAAGTTACTTGAAGTTGCCTTATGCTACTTCATGTTGCTTGTCCCAAATTCGTCCCATCAATTCTCCACACCCTGCTATACTCTCCAAAAACTAACCGGATCTGTTATGAACATCGCAAACCTAACTCAAGAAGAAAAAGATAAAATCAATGTCGATTTAGCCGCAAGTGGTGTCGCATATAAAGAACGCCTCAATATGCCAGTTGTTGCGTCCGAAGTTGAGCGACAACAACCAGCACATTTGAGAACGTACTTTAATGAACGATTAGCGTTTTATCGTGAGAGAAGTAAGAAGTTGCCGGATGGAAAATCGATGCAGTACTTGAAAACAGAATAATTAATTATAGCAATGCGTCATTTTCACCCAGCCCGTATTGCTCTTTCATCTCCTCTTCTTTTTGTCTGCGCTCCTCTTCCGCTTTCTGCGCCTCTTCCATCTCACGCATTCTCACGTTATAGATTGATTGCTCTGGCATCTGTACGCGAACGGAAATAAAACGACCATTCGGGATATCAATTGGGTCGCCGTCTTTGTAACCATCAATATCATTACGGGCAAATTTAGGTGCGTTAGGGTGAGTGCGATGATACGTTCTCACGAGGATAGAGCCGTCCTTCATAACTTTAGAGTCTACCCATATCAACGGCTGTTTATTAACATCAAGTGGAATTTCAATACCACCATCAACACCACCCCAACCTGCATCTGAGTTAAAGCCGAGTACACCTTCGATAAGATATTCACCCTGAGCTACTCGAGTAACTGTAGCACCTTCTGATTCGTCGTTAGTGGTGAATGTGCCGTCGGGGTTGATGTCGATGATTGGGGAGGCTTTTTTGATAAAGCCGTTACTATCAACCGTTGTATTGCCACTATGATATATCTCAAAAACACCAAACTCTGACCCTTTTTCGACAACTCTCGCAATTATTTTTTTCTGCCTTCCTGCTATTTGAAATAAATAACCACCATTAACATGCATTGATGACATCCCCATGTAAATCGTGCTGGAGTCATCAATATTCCCTGTAAAAAAACCACTAAACTCAACATTTACGGCGTGGGATATCGCTTTCTGTAAACCGACTCCATAATCACCAACAAGCATTATTGTCCCTGACGATTTTGGTATCCGTATCCCGTTATAACCCGATGCAGAATTTAGTTCGATATTGGTTTCACCTGCATTACTGGTCGTCAATGATATTGATGTTTTACCATCTGCTGATTTTGAAGTTAGTTTCGTTGTTGCTTCTATCGCTGATGTGAATGATTGTGTTTTTGATAAGGTTAAATCAGCTTTATTACTAATATCCCCCTGCATCTTCTTAATGCTATCTAACGTTACTTTTTGCCCATTAGATAGCTCTACTGCCACCACACCGTTATTCATCATCCATTGGTCCATTGCTCGCAGAAAATACGTCGTATCTGATGCAATAGCGGTCATACGATTATTAGCGTCGCTGTATGAGTTCGGCTCAGTGAGATTAATACTGTAACTGGTGTTTTTTACGGTAAATGTAGCCGGCTGTGAGATAACTAATTCTGTATCACTATTAACTCTATCTACCATGTAAATAAAATTAGCGTTACCATTTTTAATTAAAATAATGGTGCCTGAGCGAATAGCGGGATTATTAACTGTCCATTTAGTACCTGTGCCAGAGACAATAGCAGACCCTGACACTGTGCTAACAGTGCCTGTTGTGTATATCATGATTATGAATTCCTAATTAATTAAAAATAACGTCTTGGTTATCTGGGAATACGATTATTCTGGCTCGCATAATAAACCGTGTCGTTTCACTGCCACCTTGAGGGATTTTTATACCAATACTTGCAACTCCTTCACCCGGACTTAATTCCAGTACAAACTCATTTACAGCATAAAAATCAGATGTTGATGTGTCTTCCATGTTGTAGATGCTCGGCCTAGGCTGGATAACTCCATCAATATAGATATCAGCCGCCCCTGCTCCATTTCTGTAAAACGGTGCACGATATGCAAATGCTGAACGATTTTCCGGTTTCACGCCATTATTGGGTATTCTTTCGTAAGGATTTAATGCCCCTTGTACCCATATAAAACACTTTTGAGTTCTGCGTTTAACTTTAAATAGCTCAACAATATTGTTATGAGAGAATGAGAGGTTGTGATAAACGTCCTGAGTAACTGTGACTATATTCCCCTCTAAATTCTCAACCTTTAGCTTACCGAGAATGTCACAACTTTCTTCAATAACAACATTTTTTAAACGTCCAGAAGTTGCCTCTATTTCTCCTCTCGCTTTTATATTCTGGAATTCAGCAAACCCATTTTTATTAATTATCCAGCCTGATTTACCGGCTGCATAATTATTAGATTGAATCACATTCCCTATTTTTGCATTTGTAATAGAGCCATCTTCGATAAATAAGTCTCGAATAAACAACTGCCCATTTTTGGCAGCCATAAACAATTCCATCTTGCCATTTACAGGGTTATACCAAGCAAAGTTATTCGCGTTATAGCCGATATAGGACTCCAGTTTCCCGTTCTTAACCTGAGCACTAATCACTTGTCCTGCTGCGTTATAACTCACGCCATTGTGTTTAATGGTGATATTAATCGAGTGGGTCACAACACCGTCGCCTGATTGCTCAAACGTGGCCTGCATTTTCTCCTGTATCATGCCCTCTTGCTCATCAAATCGAGCCTGTACTCGTGTTCTATCCTCAGCAAATGCTTTGTTTAAATCCACAATAGAATTTTGGGCGCGTTTAACCTCAGCGGCATTCTCATCAATAGATGCGTAGACGCGTTTAATATCCTGCGCCCAGGCTTCATTATCAGAAACTCGGAGTTGTTGTAGTTGAGTAATACCGGCCTGCGCATTAGCGGAATATCGCAATACATCCGTAGATAGCGAATAGGTGGCATTAGTTAGTTCAGCAATAGACTCCGTATTCCAATTCAGTTTTTCGTCAAGTTGTTTGCCTGCCTCTGTTGTCATGAATTGGCCGTCTAACTCATCGAGAATAGCCTCCGTGTTATCATCAGCTTGCCCCTTTGCTTCCACAAAATGAGACTTTCCATATTCATTTACGCTTCTTACATAAAACCAGTAATCGCGCCCCGCCTTTAATTGCCCTTTTGTCCAGAACTTAGCGCGACCGAGGAAATCAGCCTTTGACTCTATTTCATTAACATTGTTTATTCTTCTTTCGCCAGAAAACCAGAACTCAAACTCGGTATTTAGAGTGTGTGGCACGGCGATATGAGGGATTAGTTTTATTTCAAAAAAACCAGACTCAACAATTATTGAGTTAGGTGCGCTTGGCGTACCAATAACCATCTGGACTTTTGATTCATTACCAAGCATCCCATTAGTATCTCTGCCTCTTACACCGACAAGATAGTCACCAGCTTCAAGCCCATTAAAGTAGTACTCTAAATCTGTGGTATTACCAGTAGATACAACCTTACTGTCTTTATAAAGAGTGACATTAAATGAAATATTTCTGTTGATGGTTGTTGTCATCCACATTGCCCTAGCCTGAACTTGTGAGCTGTCATTGACATAGGCAATGGAAAGTCGCTCTATATTAGGGATCCGGATAACGTTTTGCGTTGGAGGGCTTCCAGTAAAATCAACACCATTATCAACAATACGCTCTTTTTGCGGTTCGTGTTGAATGCAGTTATATAAATAAATCCCGTCTTTGTCTTCCGAAATGGTAATGACTCGAAACAATCTTGTTGTTAGCGTGCTTTTGGTAATGGAAAACACACCATATTGTTTCAGTCCACGAGGAATCTCACGCAAAGTGACAATATCACCATCGATAGATTGAATGTCTATTTTCTCGAACCCGCCTGATGACCCTAAAAATGAGAAAGTACCTTTATCGTCATATTTCCAATCTATAGGCGAGTCAATAGTAATAGTGCTACCATTAACTGATAAAACCCGACCTCCTACCTTCACTCCTGCAAAGCTATCGTCTGCTACTTCAATAATATCGCCAGAAATGCAGTTAATCCCCTCTCTTCCTGTTGAGAATGTAACGCTATCTTTCTCCAGCTTTTCTGTCTGTAATATCCACTTACCCACTCTGTGAGCCTGTCCGCGACTAGTGCAACCAAAAGCAGTAACTTTCTTAGCATTTACACCGCCGAATCGCTGAATAAGATCATCATCTTGGATGAATTCTCTTTCTTCACTCCATCCATTACTCGGGTTTACCCATGACACCTCGATAGCATTATGACGGGCTGATTTCGCTGTTGATGTATATTTAAATTTTCCATCAATAACATTTGAGTTTGTGTACGTCCATACTGGATCTGATGGTCTATCTTGAAAGCACGTTAATTGCTGTCCGTCCCATAAAGGCATACCGCGAAATACAGACGCTAAGTCATCAAGCACTTCTTTGGCTTTTCGTTGAGAGGTAATGTAGGCATTAAAAGTAAAGCGAGGCTCTTTGTTGCCAAACCCATCATCAACCAATTCATCACAGTAACGAGCAATGGCATATAGCGCGAATTTATCAACACCAAACGAGCCGATCATCTCTCCTATACCGTATCGCTCATTAGTGACTAAATCGTAAAAAACCCATGCAGGGTTATTAGACCATGCTGGCTTGAAGCGACCAGTCCAGATGCCTGTATAAGTACGGGACTCGGGATCATAGTTATCTGGAACTTGGATAATCATCCCTTTGATATGATAGGTGCGATTGGGTGTATCACCGTATTGGGATTTATCGATTTTCATCCCGACGACAGCAGAATTAGGATAAGAAAATTTAGCGTCAGTTATTTCTGTGTAACTAGCCCATACCGTTCCGTTTCTTAATGAATCACTTTTACTATCATCCGTTAATCGAGAAACTCTAACTTGAAAAGGTTTCTTTTTAGGCGCATCGATGATATGAGACTCAAGATATTGACCGCTTATTTTACCTGGTCCTATTGTTACCTTTTTCGCATACACCCAACCAGAGCCATCATTAACTTCAATAAGCATTTCTGCCGTAGCATTGTACTGGTTTCCCTTGTCATCTTGACTAGAAAGAGCAGAAACCCCTAAAGTAAATCTAACGCGGTCAGTTTCCTGATCTGAAATGGTGCGTAAAATTGGTGTGCTTTTTTTTACCTCTACATTGACAGGAATTTCTTTTTCTACAAAAGGAAAATCCTCTAATGGTTCTTGCGTTTGTGTTCCTGATCGCCACTGAACCTCAACACCATGAATATTCGGATTGCCCTCTTCATCTACAACAGGCGTTCCATTCAATAAAAATCCTGACATACCACCGACAGGGCCTTCTATCGGCCCTTCTGAAACTAAATCGATGACATTAAGAAATTGTTTGTTTTTTAAGTTGTCATCGAGCAACCTAGGAGTGCTTCCTCCACCGCCACCTTTACCCATTAAACAGTCTCCAAACCTTGTGATATTACATTTGAACCCACAACCATCTCGCCATAACAGATAGGAACCGGATAACCTTGACCGACTCTATTTGATAACGAGCTGAAATACTGGTTACTTTCTGAGTTTCGCCCCTCTATGCTTGGCGCTGGCGGTATTTTAGTTAACATGGTTGCCAATCCCGCGGCGGCCACACCTACACCAGCGGCAAATAATGCGGTCGATGTCATCGTTGCCAAAAATCCGCCCGGTATTAAAAACGATGCGCCAATTAAAGCGGCCCCACCAATAATGCCAAACCACCCGCCTGATTTGGCGCCACCAACTATAGGGACGATCGTAATAACATCGCCTTCACTTAATGGCGTACTTAATCCCGTGGAAATACTATCCTCGGTCATATCGTTACCTGCGATACGAACGCGAAACTGACCTTGGTTAATCTCTTTTTTCAACCCATCAATTTGATAGCAAAGACAGCGTAAGGCCTCACCTGCATTACTTACCTCAAGCTCGAACCTGCGTCCAAATCTGCGTAAATAGCCTGCAAACTGTAATTTGACCATTGTTTATGCCTCCAAATGCTGTGAGTGTATTTAAACCAGTAACCACCGTAAGTATCTCGCTTACTCAATCTGTCTGGCCTGTGATGCAATATCTCTTGATTACCTAAGTACAACGCAGCGTGACAAGGCTTTGATGTTCCTAAGCAAATCAATATCATATCGCCTTCTTGAGCCTCTTCTACTTGATAAAATCCCTGCTTGTCCGTGTTATCAAGATAGAGATTTTGTTCTGTGTACCACCATTCATCGGGACGAATAAAATCATCTAGCTGAATGCCTGACAGATGATAGGCATCACGTATAATGGAATAACAATCCTGCTCACCATGTTTAAACTCTCTACCTAATAGTGGCGCTATTGGCCTGAACTTATGGATCACTCCATCACATACCAACCACCAAGGCAGATTTGTTTTCCTTTGTATTGTTCTATCACCAGAACTCAGGAAAGGCTTTCCGTCAGGGTGGCTATGAACAATAGCTTTGACGTCTGAGTAACACTCTGCCGTCATCCAATCGTCTGGGTTAATTTCAAAATAGTTTTGCGGATCGGGATGTATGTTTCTGCAAGGGAAATACCTGTCACCCGAAATTAAGCCGCAAGACTCCCTCACTCCTTCCGCTTTCGCGTGAGCGATAATGTCTTTCTCAATCATGGATTAACCTAATTTATTTGAGCCTAAATACCCGCCGAATGGCATGACAGATTTAAATCTTAATTTGCACCCGCTGTATTTATGAGAGCATTTGTCTTTTAAGGGATCGGTTGTTGGTTGATCTTTTTCATCTGCAACAGGTGGTCCATCATAACCGCAATCAAATCCTCGGTATCGCCACGAGCAGATATCAGCCTGAATAACTCGCCTAGGTATCAGGGCGTTATCTGTTTCTGTTGGAAGTGCTAATATATACGTCACAAAATCAGAGTCTGAACTTTCTCGCTGTTCGATAACATATTTTTGAACTGCTTCTCTTGTTGGATCTGCTTGTGGGTTTCCGTTGGGAAAATTAACAGCATCGAGATATTGCTCTAAAACCTGCCTGCGAGTAACGACAGCGCCTAGCGCATCATCATAGTCGTTGTTAATCGCAGTTAACATTCCGTCAAAGTTAGCAAACGTCATTTTTGGTCTGTCTGATGCCCCCTGAGCTGTTACACTAAACCCTGTGACCTGAACAGGATAAGGCTCATATCGTAAGCCCTGCCAAATAATAGGTTTTAATAAGCCATTCATGCCGTCATGGAACCGGTAAACGTCACCACCAAAACGACTTAAATCGACCTCATACAAATCTAACATTGCATTTTGCTGTAAATCTGCAACATCTATACGCATCTCTTGAGGTATATCCCTCATGCAACAACCTCCTCAAATGTGCAATCTATCTGCCATGCCGTCGCTCTTGGCGTTACCTGCCATCCACGGCAAACAAATTTACGTTTAGAGTTATCATCACTGGTTAGCCATAAGAATGATTCAAGTGCACCTCGAGCCTTAAGAAACTCATCAATCTGTTTCCCAATATCAGTACGCTTAACAAATGAGAGTTGATAAGTCTTTAGTTGATTGTTGATCCCGTCTTTAGCTCTTTGTTCGTAACCGTTACCAAACTTGGCTACTTTCACTTTAGGCTCATTACCTACCTGATAAGCCGTTTCTGGCCGCCATTTAAACTCTTCCATTGGTTACTCCAATAAAAAAGCCACCTGCTTGGGTGGCCATTACCAACTTCTTGATTTCTCCAAAGCACCACCGCTACGCATTTCAGTGCCAAGTACGTCATAAACCGTACCTCTCACCATTTGCTGTATCTGTTGCGCCTCCTTTTGAGTAATGCCATTAGGTGCTTGAACTTGGAATGTAAAGTGCATATCACCCATGCTGACACCATTACCACCTTTACCCATTTGTCGATTACTAATAACTCGACCATTATCACCCGGTATCATGTACTGACTACCGTTAGATGCTTTGAATATCTCAGGTTTACCGCCCTCACCCACTCGATACATAGAGCCAGCATTTACGGGACCGCCATTTTTACGAGCACCAGCAACCAACCCCATCGTTTTACTAGCCGCCATAGCCGCCGTATATGATGATGTTCCCGTTGCCACTGCTGCGCCTAATGTGGCTATTGATGCGCTTAACGCCGCTGGTGCCCATGCCGCTTGCGCTGCCGCAGCCTGAGCCAATGCAGATGCTTGAGCGGCTGTCGCCATACTTTCACCCATAACCATATTCTTAACCTGTTGCATACCCATTTGAACCAGAGCGCCAACGGCTTGGTCTACAATGGTTAATGCGACATTACGGAAAGCATCATTAAGGGATTGTGTGCCTGTTAATAGCCCCGTGAGTACGTTAGTAGAGCGTTGTCCTAATGCGTCCAACCCATCAGCTAAGAATTGATTAGCTTGACTTTGATTACGCCATATCTCCCATTGAGCATTTAACCGGTCTTGCTCATATTGAGTATTAGCGGCATTCATTAACTCTAAACTTTGCTGTTGAGTTAAAACCTTTTGGTTTTCGTACTCTTTTATAAGTGCAAGTTTACGTTCGTGTTCGTTTTTGAGTTGCTGAACAGGGTCTACTTTCCCTTTGATGTCATCTTGCGGTGAGACAGCGTTATTAGCCTTTATTTCGGCTATCTTCTGTTGATATTCCGCCTCAATTTCAGCTTTACGCCTTGCTGCCTGTTCAGTGAGAGATACATCATCTTTTGTTATCCGCTCTAAGTCTGCCAACTGCTTATCGTGAGATTCCTTAGCCTTAGCAACCAAATCAAGCTCAAGCGCGGCTTTCTTATCTGCTAGATTACGCTCAATGTTGTATTTTTCTTCTGCGAGTTGCTCCGCTTTTTCAATCTGTTTAGGAGATGCTTTGTCACCCAATGCTTTAACAGCATCATACTTAGCCATTTCAAGAGAACCATCTTTATAACCTTTGTTTAAAAGCTCAATTTCTTCTCTTTGGCGCTTTAGTGCTTCATAAGCAGCATCTGTGGCTTTGGTTGATTCCTTGGTTGTTTTGTTACGTTCAGCAGCGGCATCTTTGGCATCTTGGGCCGCAATTGCTACCTGATTTAATACCAAAACCTCCTCTTTGGATAGATTATTATCTTCTGCATAAAATTGAACTTGCAATAATCTCTTATCTACCTCACTTTTTGAATTTGCTAACTTTATTTCTCTCTCTAAAGTCTTACGCAAATCCAAGGCCTTCTCTGATAATTTAACTTCCAATTGTGTGGCATTAAATTCACTTTTAGCGCCTGTTGCATCTCTTATTTGCTGGGTGAGTCTGCCTAATGCTGATTTTTCAATATCAAGAGTTGTTGCGCTTTTAACGCTTAAATCAATAGCCTCCTTCAGTTTTTTATCGTACTCATTTTGTGCATCTGTTAGATATTTAGTTATTAATTCTGAGCGTTTTTTGTTTTCAGCTAGATCACCTTCTAGTTTTATTTTTTCTCTTAATATATTTATAGTGTTTCTTTCAATTAATTCAGGATTATCACCAAGAGCTTCTTGTTGCATATTTAATCGAGCTTCTAGCCTAGCTAGTTGCTTTTCTTGCTCTTTCATTTCTGCATTTAGAACTTTTTGCTTATCAGCAGCATCCTGAGCGTCACGAGCAATCTCTTGATATGAAAGCTCTTTTAATTTAGCTGTTAACTGATCGACACTATCAGCAAAATCTCGAGCCTCTTGCTTCGCCTGCTCCGTTTTTTGATGGAAGTAATAGATTGCGGCACCAGCTAACATGGCCACACCAGCAGGGCCACCTAACATCCCCATAGCGCCACGCAACAAACCCATAGATAATGATGCAGCTCTCGCTGCGGCTGCTGAGTTTGCCATTGCTGCTGTTTGCGCTTGTGTTGCTTGGGTTAATGTTATTGCAGCTTTTGAGGCTAATGATTTTTTAGCGATTAAGTTATCAAGAGCGGTTGCTTCCGCCAAGGTTCCTTTTGCAACGTTGTACTCTGCTTGAGCAAGGGCAACAGCAGATCTAGCGGAGGCTAAATCAGCCTGAGCCTTTCTGACTGACATATTTGCAGCATACTCACTTGCTCTTGCTGATTGCAGTGTAGCGACTGACTCTTGACGAGAGGCGGCTGCCATCATCACTTTTGACTTGGTAGCCATAGCTAATGCGCCAACATATCTTGAACCAACCACTGTGGCAATTACCGTCAAGACAGAGCTAAGCTCATCTAAATTCTTACTAACAGTAATTACAGCATCACTGAATACGTTAATAGATGCCTTTATTGTTGTGTTTTCACCGAGAAACTTGGTTAGGTTGTTCCCAGCCTCTTGGAAAGCCTGTGACATTGTTCGAGTGGTTTTGGCAAACTCTTTACCGATCGCATCACCTTGAGAGAGCAAACCTTTCACAACAACATCAGTAGTTAGTTTTCCTTCCGCTGCCATTTTACGTAGTTGACCAATGCCAACACCCATCGAGTCAGCAAGTGCAACCATCAAACGGCTACCTTGCTCTGCTACTGAGTTAAATTCCTCACCACGGAGAACACCTGAAGCGATACCCTGCGATAGCTGAATAATGGCGTTTTCTGCTTCCTGAGCAGTAGCACCAGATACGATAAAACCTTGGTTAATAATGGATGTTAATTTTGCTAAGTCTTCTGCTGATGTATTGTATTCTCTCGTTCCTCGTTCAAGTCGTGCGTAGAGTGTTGCTGTGGCATCAAGACTAGATCGCGTTGCTTGAGAGATATCAAATACTCGTTGAGTGACATCAACAAGTGATTCGCTAGCACGAACTGAGTTAGATAATTTGTTGTTTAATTCAGTCCATGCTTCGGAATAACTAGCAACCATTGAAGCTGATAGATAGCCGGCAAGTGATGCGGCAACTTTGGATAAAGATAACATTGAACGTTCAGTGTTATTTACCGACTGAGACGTTCTGTTAAAGCTATCATCCATGCGATTTAATCGCTGTTCTAGCTGTCGTTGAGATGTAAGTAGTTGCTGAACATCCATCTGTACTTGATAAACAATTTCGCCTACTTGTGCCATTTATCGGATCCTTAAAATGAAAAACCCCGCCGAATGGCAGGGTTTAGGTTGTTAATATATCTGGTTAATATTTTACACTTCGCACATCTAGCAACATTTCATTAGCTTCATCACATCTATCTTTTTGCTCTTCTGGTATTTTATCCCCAGATTCGCGCATTAAATCACAAACCATGCTAATTCTCCCCTGATCAAAAGCATGACCCATTGATGCGATGATAAGACCTTCACACGATTCTTTATCTTTATGATTAACACAAGCTGCTTTTGCAACATCTGATATTTTTATATTTTCTTTAGCCATAGAGCTTGCACTAAATAAAATAGACAAGGAAGAAAGCACTCCGATAGATGTAACTAATATTTTCCTCACAACACCATCCTCGTTAGTTAATTTGTTATTAGTTTAGCTGTTTGTGGTGCAAATGGGAGCAAATTAGCCACCTAAATGACCAAAAGTCTCTATTATTTTTGGAATTGCAGGGATGATTTGAGAAAAAACTACCGCACCAACCACCCATAGAATAATTTTGTTTGCAGATGAAGTTACATCTTCTTTTTTAGCGTAGTTTGATTTAATGACTGCCATATCAGTTTTAAGTGTTGCGATATCTGATTTTGCTGTATTTATGTCGGCTTTTATATCAACAAGAGTAGTTTTGATATCACTGACATTATGCTCTAATTTAACTATTCGCATCTCCATATCACCACCTCCGCCACTGCCACCATCATAGTGACCACCTCTACCTCTATCAGTCCACTGTGGAAGAAGAGGATCTATTACATTACTCCCCTTCATCTTCACGCTCCTTTCTTTGCTTGGTTAGCCAGTCACTAACAGGCCATGCATTAAAGTAGGTCTCATGACCACAGTTTCTGCATATAAATCTGTATTTATAATTAGTGATCCAATATTTGTTTTTATATGAAACCTCTTCTGTATCTATTGGGATTAAATAAGGCTCTTCACCATTGTCAGATACATTTGGGATCGCCATTTTTGTATTCCCACACACCTGACACTTAACTTCATCCACGCCAACGTGTTTAAGGTAATTTAAAAAAGTTTCTTCCGTCACCATCTTAAACAGATTATATAACTTTCTATCATTGTCTTGTTCTTCGCTCACTTTTCACCCCCTTGTATCTTCTTAATAGTTTCCATGAACAATTCTTTGAACTTTTCAGGATCAAGCTGTGATAGCTCGTTTAAGTTTTTGGGGGTGCTATCCTCATCCACGGCAGACTGAAGAATCATAACCATTTCAGCATTAAGAGATCGCCCGTTCTTACTTGCCCTTTGCATTAACTTTTCTTTCAGAGTATCAGGCATTCTAAGGCTATAAGGCGTTATATCTCTTATTCGCGTATTTTTTTGTGACATACAACCACCAGTAAAGTCATTGTGATATCACAATATAGTCAATTATTCGTTGACTATATAGATTCACGTTGATATCTTTGTGATATCACATAGACACATAAAAGGATGAAGATATGAATACCAATAAAAAAACAGGAAAATTTCAACTCAGATTAACAGAGGTGTTAAAAAGTAAAGTGGTAGAACTCTCAGCGAAAGATGGCATTTCGCAAAACTCAATAGTTAATCAAGCGATAGCTTGGTATGTGAAAGAAAGAGAAAAACGTGTCAACTAAAACAGCGAAGCCCCAACTATTTGCGGTAGCTAGGGCTTCTAATTTGTCAGAAACTACGGAGTAACCGACATGACTAGTGTATCAACAATTAACGTACCTTTCCACGGTAACAACCTGTATGTAGTAAATTTCAACGGACAGCCTTACGTCCCAATGAAACCCATCGTTGATGGTATGGGAATGGATTGGGCATCACAATTTACTAAGTTAAAACAAAAGTTTAAATCAACTATTGCGGAAATCACAATGGTTGCTGAGGACGGCAAGGAGCGCAATATGATTTGCCTCGCTCTCCGTAAACTCGCTGGCTGGCTTCACACTATCAGCCCTAACAAAGTCAAACCAGAGATCCGCGATAAAGTAATCAAGTATCAAGAAGAGTGTGATGATGTACTTTATGAATATTGGACTACTGGTGAAGTTAAGAAAAAACACAAATCAACTGTTCAAGAACGCAACCCATTAAAGAATGCTGTTAATCTACTGGTTAGTAAGAAAGGCATTATGTACCCAGAAGCCTATTCTCTTGTTCACCAGAAATTCAATGTTAGTAGCATTGAAGAATTAACAGCAGATCAGATACCCGATGCGGTTGAGTATATTCACAAGTTTGTACTTGAAGGTGAATACATTCCTAAAGAAACCCCGCGAGAAGTTACTCAAGAGAGAGCTAATCGTGATATGGATGCTCACCACATAAATGTGCTAGCTAAACATTACGAAGCCATATACACCGCATGGAAAGTTGAATTATATCCTGCTCTTGTTGGTGTCGATTCGCCGATTGCTTACAGATTGCGTGACCGACTCCAAGATGGATATTCAATTCTTATTCGGTTACAGGAAAGCTTAAACGGAAAACATCCTGTACTAATCAAGTAAACATAACGCCCAAGGATGGGCTATCAATTCTCGCGATTCGCTATAATCAAACTATATCAATAAATTACACAAGATAAGTTTTACAACTTTTTTGTAAAACTCTTTAGAAACATAATCATCCGTTTTTGGATAATTAAAACATAGAGCAAGCTGAAGATGCCATCAGAATGCGTCTTATTGAATTAAAAAATAAAAACCAAGATAAGTAACGTCGCAAGGTATCACCGAATCGATAGGTATAAATCTAAATCAAAATAAAACAAGGGCACGGATGCTTTTGTTTACTTTCTCTTCCTACTCACCAATCGACGCTTACCACTGATCAGCTCATTATTACGCTTATCATCTTGCTTCATGATGTTGTCATATTCTTCTTTGGTGAAACCCTTCTCATCAGGGTATTTAGCTTTGAGCATCATCTGAAATTCAGTCATGGTTAATTGCTCGGCTTCCTCTCTATTCATACCAAAATGAGCGCGAGCAGAACTAATGTAGTCAATTGCCATAAACTCATCTGAGAATTCGTTTTTGCCTTCATTGCGTTGAAGTTTACGGATCTTCGCTTTACCGATAATTCCGTGAGTAAATAATTCTCGAGCAATAACGATAATGTCAGCGATTGGCATCTTACCATTTTTATAAACAATACCTCGCTTACCCGATCTCCATTCACCAATAATTTCTGAACAATCATCATCACAACACGCCTGCATCACTATCATTGCAGTTTGTAGGATATTGCGTCCGTATGTTGGTTTGCTAATGGCTTTTATTAACCACTCAGGAATAACCCTGTAGCTCATTACGGCACGAGTAATTAACTCTTGCACCTCTGCGCCATTTAATTGACCGTATGCTCTCACAATCTGTTTAGGCTCACCGATTCTTGTCATATTGATGAACGATGGTCTAAATAAGTAATCCTTTTTATCAGTAGAGATAACCATCTCCCCGATTTCTAAAATAGGTGTCATAATCCCTCCTGAATATTATCAAGGGCACTCGAAAGCACCCTTTGTAATATTAAGCAGCGGTAACATTGACCACGCATTTTGCAGTTTTACTACCATCTTCAGATGTGACAGTGATATTTGCAGTACCTTCAGCAACACCACGTACAGTGACTACATTCACAAGCTGAGTGACTGTTGCAAAATTTGGCTTATCGCTCACAGCAGTATAGTTTTTGTTCGTCGCATCGGTTGGGGTAAATTTGACAGTAAATGTCTTGGTTTCACCCACTTTTACAGACAGGGTGGATGGCTCAACGGCAACGCTTTCAACAACGATTTCTTCTTGTAGCCATTCAACGGTGTCTGAGTCATAGACTTTCAATTCACCTGAATAAGTGGAAATTTCTTTTGTTGGAAACTCCATTGACCAAGATGTGAAAGCCATATAACCCTGAACAACATCAGAGCCATCGCCTTTCATATCAAGTTGAACCCAATATGACGGTTGGCGACTTGCTTTGATTTCATCAAGGATTTCTTTGGCAATATCAAACGCGGAAGTAGAGCCTGTTACACCAGCTTTCTTTAATTCACCATCGAAACTAATGGTAAAGTCAGCGCCAGTAACAATTGACTCAGTTAAGCCTTTGGTGTCATCAGCATTAGATGTCACTGTCTCCATGCCGAAATCGAATGACTTGCTTGTTAATGCACCTAAGCGTAAGAACTGATCTTGTGCTGGTACTTGGTCAGGACAGCCTTTTGCAATGCGCAGAATACCTGCGTTACCCATCACTAGGCCTTTATCATCAGGGCATTGTGCCATGTTATAACCTCTTTATTTGCAAATAAAAAAGGCCGCATAAGCGACCTGTTGAGATGTGTTTAATTTAAGATGTACAGCGGAAAGAAAGCTTAAGGATAAACCGGCCTTCTTCTGTTGGTATGGGTCTTGGTAGACCGCCTAAGTTGTAGATTGAGTTTAGTTCGCAGTCTAACGAGTTTTTAGCAACGTAATTTAGAATTTCATTAGCTCTTATCAATGCGGGTTCAGGATCATACTGCGCAGATACTAGAAAAAGCGTCACGAAATCATCAGCCCCCAAATCAGCAAATCGACCGCTACCATCATCAGGTTGAATAACAGCATATTGCTGCGTCTTTTCGTCTGGTTGCTCATTCCACGTTAAATATTGAACAATGAAACCATCGAGCAAATTGCCTCTGTTTAAGTAGCGCTCAAACTTCTCATGTATCATATTTGAAGCTCCCGTCTTACCGCGTCATCGATAGCCTTTCGCTCATCCTCAAAGCCACGAGATAAGAACTCTTTACGAGCACTTGAGCGCCTAAAGTTTTGCTTAATTCTTGGATCATGAACATAAACCGCGTAGTTTGCTGTATATCCGACGCGACCAGTAACGCGAGTGCCATTAACAGTGACTTCCCTGAATTGGGAGTTGATAAGTGTTGATGTATCAATAGGTGTGTATATAGCAGCTTGAGCACTACCAATCACTAAAGCTGACTGAATAGCTCTCATCACTTTTTTACCTTGTATATCACCAACAAGCGCTCTAAGGTTTGCGTTAGCTTGAGAAATACCCCTTACTCTTGCTGCCATATCACACCGCCGTTATCAGAGTGTAGTCATCTGCAATATGCTCAAATAGGTCTTCATCGCGTTTGATGAATTTTATTTCATCAGCACCGACAGATAACGGATCGCCTGAGTGCTTGCCGATAGCGATAAAGTCACCTTTTTTAGCATCTGCATATTCAGTCCAAAAAACTAGCTTAATGGTTATTTCAGAGCCAATATCTAACTTTCCAGACTTAAGCTCACTACCATAACCACAAAGAAAATGAACCGGCTCAGAGAATGTAACTTTGCCGTATTTATCTTTTCCGTTTGGTCGCCATAAAGTAGCCCACGAGGTGTAAGCCCAATTTGCAACTGAACTCATTACGCCCCCCTACACATACAGCCGCCTTTCGCTATCCACAAACCAGCATGAGCAGTTTGAGTTGGATCGTCTGGTATTAACCCATTAGCACAACCGTGCTTATCTAAACCACGCAGTAGTGACGCAGCCGATTTCCATCTATCACCAAACGATTGATATCGAAATGAGCGTGATGCGCCATTAGGTGCTGTTTGTGAGCTGATATACTTATCACCTTGACCAAGCGCCATAAGTGATAGTAAGTACATCTGGATTAACAGTGCGGTTGCTGATGGATAGTGTTTATCAAGACATTCCTGAATACTGCCTACCTGCTCAATAAGTGCTTCGAGAATAAAATCAGGTAATTCTATTCCCTGCCCTGTCAGGTACTCTTTGGCTTGCTCTTTTGTGATCATTATTACCTCACAAAGCAAAGCCCCCTTTCGAGGGCATAAAAAAACCGCTTTCGCGGCTATTCGTCTTTGTCTTTTTTAGACTTGGCTTTTGGTGTGGCTGGAACCAATTCAGCGGCATCATTAGATAATGCTCTAACATTAGCCTTAAAGGCTGGATGAAGATTTTCTAACTCAACCACCTGACCTTTTTCGACACCATGCCAAGGGATAATAACCTCGTACTTTGTCATTACAGATCCTTAGCTCAGTTTAGCACCGTAAACTACACCAGACTTTCCGTCACCATCACGAGTAATCTGCAGGCCTGCTGCGCTCATGATTTGGAAGTTATAGTTTTCCTGTGGCATAAAGCGAGGTTTAGGAACAACACCTGTTGCCATACCAACTAACGGAGTCACTACATCTTTACGACGTTGATAAGCGATAAACTCAGAACCCTTAAGCGCATAAGTAGGACGAATTTCTTTCACACCAGCATATGGTAGTAACGTATCGATAATACGACCATTTACCACACTGTTACCTGCTCCAGCACCAACAGAAACAACTACAGGCTTGATTAAGTTACCCCATGCTTCGTAACTCACCCACATAACATCGTAAGCGTCAACTTTGTTGTTGAATGCAGTCTGACCGAACGCACCACCAAAACCAAAGAACGCTAACAATGCAGGTAAGTCAGCTGTGGTTAAATCGATATTAGCACCAGAAGTACCTAGATCGATTTTCGCTGTGTTGCGGTGATTTTTCAGGCCTTGGCCTTTGTATCCCTCAACACTAATAGATGCATCACCATTTAAGAAGTAGTTAACTACTTTCTTATTGAATTGACGCATTTTTGCAGTTTGAGAATCAAGAACAAGATCAATACCAACTGTGCTTAAACCCGCCGCGTGACGCCAGTTAACACCAAAGCCAGCGGTAAATACTGGGATTGGGTCACCATCAGAGCCATAATCGGTGTGATCATGAGAGTATGGTGCTTGACCATCGATGCTGATTGATACGTCATCAGCAATATCGCCAACCACGTTATACAGTTTCGCTGTTTTGCCAATTGGTAACACTGTTTGTAGGCTCATTAAATCATTGACGATTTCCATGCCTGTTTCTTGGTCGCGCAACTGAATAATATTGTTATCTACTTCTTTCCAAAAGTCCTTAGAGAAACCGCCTGACTGGTTTGCCGCTAAAGTCTCACCATCCATAACATTCCGATACTGGTTTATCATCAGGTTATGTTGCGTGTTATAGATATTACGTGTAGCCCATAGGCTATCCCACTGACGTTGCAGTCGGCTATTTGTTGCTAAAGTTTCAGCAGTATAAAACATGTTTTTTCCTTTTTATTAATCAGTAGTTGCAGTAGCCACAGTGCCAACACGAAAGCGAACACGAATGAAATCATCAGCTTTTAGCGTCACTTCATCTTGAGAGTAGCCAATTACTGATTCCGTATCAGCGGATGCAAGAGCGCCTTTACCATCAGCACCAAGCTTGATCGGAGAGTCTTTTTTATAAGTTCCAGCAGGAACCAATACAGCCATCTCTCGACCTTCTTCTACATACTCACCAACCAGAGAATCACCAACCGGAACACCATCACGAATAGATAGCCCTTGGTGATATGCTGGATTGGCTACATAAATGCGACCGGATAATGCGGTAGCTTGAGCGAACTCATTGTCTGCGTTAATAACAACAAAGGTGCCCGGCAACGTAACTGCTTTTGCTGCGCGAGTTTCTGTGATTGATTTACCGTCAAGGTTTACACGGCGATAGCGACTAGTAGCCATTATTTAGCACCTCCAAAGTATGCTGCTGGATCTGGTGCGCCAGTTTGCTCTTGCTGTGCGCCTGAGTTGCCGGCCAAACTTGCTGCGTCACCAATTTGTTTATGCATGTCGATCAGTGCTTGACCTTGCAGTGAGTTAGCCACCACTTCACCGTATTTTTCGGCAACTGCTTTGCGCATTTCGGTTTCTTCTGCGCGTTGATTTGCGGTTAAAGTTTCTTTTAACTGATCTTGATTGGCTTGTAACGTATCAATTTTTGACGTGATACCTTCCAATGCTTTTGTTACATTCGCAGCAATTTGATTGCCGATTTCTGAATAAAGCTCTGTTTTTTCTTCTTGAGTTAAAGGCATGTCGCCCTCCGTGCTGTTATTGATTGCAGGGCTTGCCTGCGGTTTACTGAAAGCTGATTTAAGTTTGTTTGTTACAACCTTCACCCACGATTCTTGACGCTCAACTTCTTCGCCTTGCGCATCAAAGGTGATGTTGCCATTTTCATTTGTGTAGGAATGTAGTTTTGCATTACCTCCATCGATAACGATTACTGCATGAGTGTCTGTGAAGTCCGATACCCACACATAACCATCACCAGCAACGAACTGTTTCTTTGCGGCCATTTCAAGTCGATGAGATTTTTCACGATAAGTTTCACCAACCAGAGCGCCACTGTTAGTTTTAACCTCTGTGGCTTGGTCAGCATTAACCATCATTCCGACGCCTTGAGCTGGTGTTGCTGCGCCTGACTCATACAGCAGAATTGCGTCATGATCCATGCTGTGTATCTTTGCAATCCAGTTATAACCCTGCGCTTTCTGTTCTTCGTTTGCTTCGATCTGCTCAAGAAAAACAGCAACGCTCGTATGAATTGGATCTGAACTTTCACCACTTTCAATCGCTTCGACGCGCTGAAGAACTTCTTTGCCGCCTTCTGACTCTTTAGCCTTATCTACATCTATCCACTTTTCTAAATAGATGCGATTACCGACCTTGGAAACATTTCTGTTTGCTGCGCCGATATACCCAACATTAAGACCCTCGAAAGAAAGCGCTGATACAAACTGACCATCAAGCGTAGGGTGGCCTAATGGCGCAGGAGTGCCTTCTAACTCTCGGTAATGGGCGTCAATCTCACTTGCTGGATATAATCCACCATTCATAATGACGTTTGCTGGGAGCGTGTAACTTGGGATAATAATGTGCTCACGACCGTTGTATGTTTCACGCCGAATAGAGGCGCTATTAACTTTTGTCGTGACGTTTACTTGAATTGGCATCAGTTATTCCTCCGCCCATTGATAACCACGTTCTTTCATGGCTTCTTTTTCCTCTAACAGTTTATTGATGAGAGTCTTGTTGTAAGGCTTGCCATCTTTATCAACAAGAATGGTTACAGTTGAGCATTTACAGTTAATTGAATTAGCATCACGAGCCCACCAATCACGTTGCTCATCAGACGTAAACATCTTCCCGTGCCTAGCGGCATGATTAGCTCTTGTCGTTGGGCTTAGTGCAGATATATGAATTTCGCGAGTTTCAAGGTTAAGAATTTCCTTGGCTTCGTCAGCTTCATCTAATCGAGCTCTACGTAATGCGCTTGTTATCTCTGTTCTTGCTATCCGATTAGCTCGTCGAGTTTCAATGCCGGCTTGATTAGTTAGGTTTCTCGCTACTTCACGAGGATTTAAACCTCTCGCGATACCATCTGTAAGAATGCGAGCCATGTCAGCCTTAATCTGACCAGACAGCCCTTTCATCTCTTCGAACACACGAGCACGAACTAGAGCCATTCTTAGTTGATATGGTTCACTCATCAGTATCGTTGCTATGCTTTGCTGAGTAGCTGCGTAAACGGTCGATTGCTGTGATAGGTTTGCGTACTGCTGTGCTGTTCCTCTTTCGTATGCTGTGATCACATACTCAAGGAAAAGAAAGTTACCAAACTCGCCACCATTCAAAAGCACCTCATCAACCATTAGCTCACCATCTCTTAACAGTATTGATAGATAGTTAGGGTCTAAATCGAATTGGTATTTTCTATTGACGACTGGCTCAGAGGGGATTCTATTAAGAAGTTGAATATAGCCTTTTGATATTCTTCTAATGCGTTTCGCAAACTCTCTCATTGCGCCACGTTCTAGTTTATCGACTGATGTTGGATCAGCTTTCGTTCCGGGTCTTATCGCCGTCCTTATCTTCTGTATCTTCATCAGTTTCACCTAATGGCTCTTCGCTGTCATTTTCATAGCCAGCCGCCTCCCTAATTTCTTCGACACTAAACACCGGCTCACCAGTAGCGAGAGCAGTTTGATTAATTCGGCTCATCTTCTCAGCGCTATCAAGCTTTTCAATAGCTGATTGCTCGTTTAAATCATCCCAAATAACTGTTTTCTCACCGATAGGATCTAGTACCTTGATATTAATTAGGTGGTCTATGAAGTCCTCTATCTCAAATGAGAGTTCGCTTTCTCTGCGTGATTGGCATCGTGCATTGAAATACTTCTGATCTTCGGTACTGGCTCTTTCACCAGTCTGCATGCCGACAAGTATTTTTGATGGAATATCCATTGCGGCTGATGCGGTTTGAAGATTGACGTTGTAAGTTGGTGTCGGATCAGATACGGCAGTAACTAAAGGATTGACATTAGCCCCCTGAGTTATCATTACGGCGTCATTACCGATGTTAATCTCTCTGGCAACATCGTTATATATCTCTTGTAGCTCTGACATCTCAACACCGTAAGCTCTTGCTAACTCATCAAGCTTGGCTTCTTTATCGAAGTTGACTGAGAGTTGTCTTGCTGCGTTTTTAAGGAATGATTCACCAGAACCACCCTCAACCTTTTCAAGACTTACAAATGCGTTATAGGCAGGCTCAAGAAATCCGATAGCGTCAACTGAATAATCACCTAGAATGAAAATCCTATTCGGATGAATATTGATATTTCTAGTCCAGCCATTTGGTAGCGTCTCCGTGTACTGCCACATGCTTGGTTGACCGTAGTTAGGAGAGTTAATGTCAGTCACCCAATCAGTAGGCTTAATTGCATTTGCCCAAGCTGGCGTTGCTTTTTTAAGTAACTTTGACTTCGTTACAGGCTCATGCCACTTTCCACTATCATTGATATGAAGAATTAAACCCGCATAGCGACCAACAAGACGCTTCTGATCTGCTTCTTTGAACGCTTTCCAAATACGTTTATTCACGTACTTTTTAAATGAAGCCTCCCAAGTGGTTTCTTTCTTGTATTTATCTGCTTTATCACCCTCAATCACTTGAGGTGATGTTTTCCAGCAATTACCTACGAGTTTTGTTACCCCACCAAAGGCAATCCCACCACGGCGAAATAGTTTATATAAATCCTCAAAGGTTAAATCTTGTTTGAATCCGTACTCGCACCAAGCAGATGAGCGCTTTGCATCAAGCCCCATGGTTGGATTAACCAAAGCCATACGGGCACGAGCTATCGCGTCACTCACCATGTGATTGACGGCTAGTTTCATGTTTTCTTGCATTATCGCCTCAGTAATCGTTTTGGAACCAATAGGCCTGCATTTGATTTTTGTGTGATATACCCATCAAGACCATATCTAACCGCATCCCAGCAGTGGTTGTTCTTATCCTCAATAATGGGAAGAACCTCACCTGTGATCCGGTCTGTTTTATACGAGTAAAGACGGGCTTCTTTTGCTGTTTCTTTACAGCGAGGATGAATGATTATTTGCTTGAATCCGCGTAGATGTGTAATGCCATCTTCTACGCTACCCTGCCATTTTTTAGCGGCAGAGATATTGAAACCTTGGCGTTTTAAATAGCTGATTGTTTCAGGTCGTGCTGAGTCTGCTTTAATTGGCCACTTGCGAGATTCAGGTATCTTGTCGTAAAACGCTGGCATGTGGTCAAGCTCAACACCTATTCCGTATGCCTCGTACTCGATGTACAGGCAGTCGTTTAGAATGAATTGGCGCAATAGCGTGTTAGGGTCTTTTGCAAACCCGAAGTCTGCACCGAATAGTAACCTGTCTGCTTTTTGCCACAGATTGTCAGGGAACGATTGAACAACGTATTTATTCGCCAATACCTGCTTATCGGAGTTTTCAAGATAAGCCCCTTCCCATATCCACGCATAGTCGGAATATTCAAGACTGTTAAGATCATCAAGCCTTTCTTCTTCCAGAACATCAGGGAACCACGGGTTATCGTTGTAGTTCATTTCAACGATGATTGAATTTTTTGGAGGTGTTTTTCTGAAACGTTTATCAGTGGCACTGCCGTCCTTCTCAGGGTTCCATGTCACCCATATTTCAGAACCAGACTCACGGACTGTTGGTCTTAGCTTTTTCCACGCCAAATCTGATACTGACTCTGCTTCATCCACCCAAGCTAGCAGTATTCTTGCTTTGGATTTAATGCTATCTAAGTTATGTCTTAGCCCGCAGAATACGTAATTAACCCTCTTGCATTTAGTGCGGATATATTTTTCACCAATATCAAAGTAATCATTCAACCAAGGAATAGACCGTATCGCCTGTTTTACCTCTTCCATTGATGATTCTTCGAGTGAGTTCATAAACTCACGACCACAAAGAATGACTCCGCTAATGCCTTGTTCTGCTGCCTGATATGCTTTTACTGCACTCATCATTGCGAATGTGCGAGTCTTTGCGCTACCACGACCACCAAAAGCACCGCGATATCGAACGCCTTCTTTTGCGAACACCGGAACTAACTTGGCAGGAATTGGTAAATCAACTGTCTGCTCCATCAGGTGATACTCCTACCAGCCTAATCACTGTTGGCTTCTGTGACATTGACCCATCAGATGACTGATGATCTACCTCTTGCTTTTCAGAGTATCCGTGATTAGCCAGCATTAGCTTTGTGATTGTTGCGTTAAAGTCGCCAGCCAATCCGCTATTAATTAGTTTCATTTCCTGAAATGCCATAATTCCGTCTAACGTGTCCGAAAACTCACGACCTAGATCACTATCTTGCTTTCCGTACTCATAAACAGTTGAGCGAGCTATTCCCAAATAACACGCCAAACCTGCAATACTAGGTATAACCTGACCTTCATTTTCTTTGTAACCGCCGTACAGGTATTCCTTTGCCTTAGCGATTAGCTCATTAGTCAGCTTGCTAGGGCAACCAACCTGTTTAGATTGTTGTCCCATACCCTTTCCTTAATATTTACTGTTCAACCACTGGCACATATTTAATATCACTAATCTCATCAGGTGATATGTATACCCATGAGCCATCGAGTGATGCGATACCGATTAACCCATTAGTCACACGAGGCTCTTTAGTGGTCATCACACCTTCGTATGTGGTTCCGTCTTTCTTAGTTGCTATTACGTGATATTTATTCACTACTCAACTCCACTTCTTTCCCTTGAGGTACAGCCTCAACCTTAAAGCACAAATCCGTAAGCCATCGCCAATTAGTTAACGCAGCGATGATTAACATTGGCTTCATGTAACGGCGTAATGTAACTTTGCAATAAAATGTTCTTGTTTTGCTCATAATCGCCACCTTATCTAATAAGCGAAAAGTGAATGCAGGTGTTTATTTCATTAAGAAGTTTGCTCTTATTTCTTCAATTTCATCTTTTTTGAAGTTACATATTGCAAGCTTCCCATCTCGATTGGTGACTTCCACTGTTAATGTCATTCTTACTAAATCACCATGATCACTATCGACATTACAACAGACTAATCCTCGGATAGGCTTTCCATCTGATGTGAAAGCGGTAATACGACCATTATCAGATACTGGAATCAATCCAATAGCGATATCGGTATCGTTTTCTAAGTTGTCATTATTTTTCATATCCCACCCAATAAAAAGGCCACTAGGACCTATTGTAATGTTGCAGAGTGTGATGGTTGATTGCTCGATGGATAAAGCATTTGCATTTGTCCCTTAACATTGAAAGCTGCCATGCATCGAGCATCAAAGTCTTTGTAGTCAACAGAACTATTAGCAATGTTTGTCACTGCAACCATTTGCTTTTCTACCGCAAGTAGAGCATCACCTTTTAGGTATTGGTGGATTTTTTCTCTGTCGCCTTTATTTTCTTTGACTGACTCATAGACATAATCAGGTAATGCAACGCCATAAACCCATTTAGCCGTGATGCCAGCGAACAATAACGGACAACCGCCAACATGACCAAAATAAGGAGTCCCTGACATCTTTGATAGCGCTCTATAATAGGGTTCTTGAAATCTCTTTTCCCACTCAGTAGCTTCTTTGTATGTCAGTAGCCCAATTACTTGATCTTCAGTTAATGTCATATTCTGTGACATCAACATGTTTTTAATGTGCCTGTCGCAAGCACGGGCAAATTTAGGGGATAACCATCTAGCAAACTCAATCACTAATTCAGGATGGATCCAAGTACCACCATATCTGCCTTTCTCTACTTTGACCAAAAGGTGAGAAATCTCACCTTTAGAATTTATAGCTTCGATATCAAGTTCTTGCCCTATTTCTTTTGCGTACTCTTTTGTTGAATCTAGCCTTAGCCAATCAAGAGTTCGCTTATCAAATATCTTTGCTGCCACAGTGGCATTAACCCAGCAATCCCCATTAAACGGGATCAGAGTTTCGTCATACTTCATAGGTACGATTTTAATCATTGCATATTTCCTATAGAAAGAGAGCCTGTAGCACAGAAAAGCCGCCCCAAGAGAGCTTGCCAGCTATAACGGCAGTTCTCAGGCTCACTTTCTGTAGACTCTTGGTGTTTTAGATGTGCGTGCTATGCACAGAGTGAAATGCGTAGAGTTCGCAGCTTAGCGATACACTGCTAAGCCACTTCTAGTCTGTTCCTAGCAGTCAAGATATGATCACTCTCCTTAATGGATAAACGACTTATCTAATTGCTGATATATATATTTACTTAAGCTATACTAAGTAGCTATCGCTACACTTTGATTAATATCTTGTTAGTTTGCCCAGCCCCCATGCTGGGCTTTTTTTATTCTTTTGGAATGCTTTTATCCAATTCTTCACGGAATTTAACTGGATTATCTGAACCTTCTACTGCCATGATATTTCTCCATTAAAAATCCCCGCTATTGCGAGGATCGTTGTTGTTCAATTTCCCGTATTGCTTTCCTGTTTGGCCTTTAGTAAAGATTTTTCAGCGTCACTCTTTATTGCAGCTTTGATTATCGAAGCAATAGCAAAGAATGTAGCAAGCACGAACCAGCCAGAATATGCAGCAAAAGTTACATAAGCCACATCGGTTAATACATCATAAGTTCGCCACGCTATAGACTGGTGTTTGTGGTTTTTTGCGAATTTCTCTTTATCAACGAAGATAAGTAATATCCCCATGACAGCAAATAGCCAACCTGTGAAATACCCGATATTAGTTAGCCCTTCATTGTTCAGAGTCAACCCAAAATATAGTGATGCAGCAACCACCACATCAATAAGAATTGCTAGTAGTCTAGCCCTCATCGTAAACACTCCGTTTTAATATAATTCTGCAAATACAAAGTTTGCTGTTCGTTCTCGACTATCATTTCTCTGAGACGTAGATAATCTTGTTCAACTGTTTTGTTAAGTCGTGCGGTGGCTTCATTGCTTCCGCTTTCGGTTGGATTCTTGGTGACTGCTGGACACTCTGCTTTGACGTACACCCGCTTAGAACCAGAGTTAACAGCATCACGAAGAGTGTCAATTTCATTCTTTGCACTGGCTAACTCCTGAGTGTATTTAATATCGAGTTGATTTAATCGAGTGATACGGGCTTGATAGTCTTTGTTGATGTTGATTTGTTGTGATAACTGATTGGTTGCTGTGTTGTAATCTTTGCTCAGCTTGTCGTAATCATCTATTACCCACCATAGCCAGAATGCAGATATTGCCAGTGATCCAGCTAATACCTTAGTTAGCGTATTCATGCTGGATATGTCTTATGGGTTAATTGGAAATGAGGACCATCTTTAAATGTTTTCCAGTTACCGCCCCATTCGATATCAACACCTAGCTCTTTCGCCGATTTTATCATGGCATCAGCTACTTTTTTAAAGTATGACCAGTCGTTCCAAGGGATCTGATTATTTACTAGTGGAGCACAATCAACAGCGTGACCAGTTAAGTGACGACTATTCATCGTTTGGCTTTTGCCACTTGCAACTAATTGTCGTTGACGGGCTTCATTGCGCTTACCTTCAATCACCATAAAATCAATATCGGTAATTTCTAATGCTCGATGCACTACCTTAACCAAATCAGGATGAACGCCACGGAGGTTTTCTTCGCTACGTTTGCTTAATCTAAACTTACTCACTTTTCAGCCCTGCCTTACCCTTAATGAGTTTACTTAATCCATCTACACCGACATACCCAATGAATACACTAGCCAGATATGCCAATTCATGATTAAGGCCAAGTAGCGTTAAGAGGTCTTTTACAAACCATGCAAACAACGCACACATGGCACCATCAAATAACGTTTTCCTCCAGCCACCACCGTTGTATTTACCACGTAGAATAGCCATACCGGTTGCCAGTGCTGCGCTAATACCTTGCTCCTTATGAGCGGCGATAACTTGGAATACTTGATCCCAAAATTCAGGGGTTTCTTTCATATGATTCATACTCACCCCCTTATTTGGAGGAATTAGTTAATAGAACGCCGACTCACAGCTCGTGTGTGAAGTGATTAATGTGTGATTGATTCTGTGGTCGGCATATACGAAAAAAGTCGCATTAGACGACTTATTGAAATAGATGGCTGGTTTAGTTCAGCCAGACTGTTACGCGCTACCATAACCTTATAGCAAGGAATTCAGTTGTTCGGAATAACCGAATATGTGAACTATCCGGAATTTCCGGAGAGTTGGATTTGTAAGCAACCATTACAGGTTTAATTAGCGATATCGGAATTCCGGCATCGGAACAATATCAATAACTTATTCCCTCGAATTCGGGGGAATTAAAATAGAAAGGGGCACCAGATATCCGTCGACCAAAACATCATCTGGTGTCCCTAATCACACAACTCTCCAGAATGAAGAGTGCATTTAGTCAAAAGATCAACTGTAATGTGGTGTTGCGGATTTTCTTTTGCCTAAATTTGGTTGCCACACCAAGCCACTAGACAGGTAGTAACTATTGCCTGCGAGCGGGTGACGTGGTCTTCAGCATCGAAAGCCCCAAGTGTATCGCAAACCAGATTTCTCCGTTCTGCGTAGGGACTGTGAGGGGCACTGTTTCGGTAACAAAAAACCCCACCGAAGTGAGGCTTTCATTAAGCATAATCCCTTGCAGGGGATAACACTCAGATCGGAGATGTCAATACCCCGCGACCGTACTTGCTTAAGACAACTATAACGATACTGGAGGAATAAACACAAACCTCAAGTCTCGTAAACTTTAAACCCCGCCGAAGCGAGGTCTTGAATGAGGTAAGCAAACTTAAGAGTCACGTAAAGCAACTTACCCTATAATTGTTGTCCATTTGTCCATTAATGTCAATAGCAAAGTTCAGCTATTTTCTTTACTTTAGCTACACGTTTACGATTATTCATTGCATTTCGCAGAGGTTCGTACAATAACCACTGAGCAGCTTTGAGTTTTTCGTCAACTTCTCTCCTGCAAGTTCTATGAGATGGCTTGGCGTATTTATTCCCCCCTCTCGTTTGCATTTTGCGTGGTTTTGCAACTCGGTGATAGTAAGATGCAATCGACAGCTTAGATGAACCATGAGCGTAATAACTTAGTAATATTCCATAGGCTTGTGTGTCAGTGGCGATGACTGAATCTACGACCTGAGAAATCAACATTCCTTCATCGTCATTGCACATAGGTCTTGATGGGTTTTTACTTGGTTCTACTGTTTGCATGAATTTATAAATCATGTTGATCATGCGAATATCGATACGACCAGAATATACCCATGCCCCCCACAGATTTAACCAACCATCAAGCCAGCGAAACTGCTCATCTGTTAATTCTTTCTCTCCGATATAGCTCATCTCGCCTCCGGTAATACTGTGTGATATCTATCGCAACCTACTGAATACATGATCGGTAGGTTTGCTCTTCTAGCCCATCCCGTTTCTACAACTTCCATGAAGCCATGCTTTTTCTGAACTATAGATAAGTAACGCTTAGGCTTATTCCCTGTGCGCTCTGTTAATGCTCTAAACCTGCATTCTTCAATAGCTGCGATTAAGTCAGTAAACATTAAGCCACCTCCGAATATTGATCCTTTCGCCTTTTCTCATACCAACGGGCCCTACGAGTGAATATGGATTTCATTCGCTTGAGATATTCGATGTCGAATTTACGGACCGTGTTATCGTGCTCCAAACGAGTTACTCGCTCTTCGCCGATTTTATTGATGAGATTAATGCGATATGGAATGAGATTTCCTGACAGGTCCCTATTGCAGTGAACACAGCCAGCGTGAATATTGAGTAAATTAAATCTTAAATGACTTGCCGAACCCCTTGACCTGTAATGACTAGCATCTACGGACCCACCTCTCACTCCATAATTTAAGGGCCGACCGCAAGCGATGCATGGCTGACCGTAGTCTCGCCAAAAGATGTATTTATTTACTGCCGCTTGGGCCTCTTTGTTCCAGTCTGATTTTGTCTTTAACTTTTCCTTTCGGATCCGCAATAACTTCCTTTCCTCAGATAAACGTTTTTTACGGTCCTTTTCTTCGGTCCGTTTAATTTTATTTGAGGCGAATTTTATTGCACAAGATGTGGAGCAAACTTTTTGGGTAGATAGGTAGGGAGTGAATTCTTTGTTGCAGACTTTACAGGTTTTGAGCTTCGGCCTTTTAGCCTTAGCCATACATCACCCCAAAACAACTCCAAGAATTAACATGGCGATAAACCATATTGCGACAAATTTTCCATAGCGTAATAAATTGGCATTAAGCATTGGTTCAAACTCCTTTTGTGGTTTCTTTGGATATTTATGTTTGTGTTTATACTTTCTTCGATACCTCGGCATCTCCCTCTCCTTTGATTTTATCCATCACTTCCAAATGAGCGTATTCATCAGCACACTTGCTACACACATAAATTTCATCATCTGTTAGCTGTCTATTGCATGACACGCAGTTCATTGCGAACTCCTTTGAGTAACGAGTCTATTTTCATCAACATCGGATCACCCATACCTGAGACGTTGGCTTTATCGACAAATGACAACCCACACATAAAATCATCCAGTACTTTTCTAGGTTTCTTTGCTTCAACTTTCTTCGCTTTTGGGAAAAGTGGAAGATTAGCCAGTCGTTCTTTTTCAAACTGATTTCTTAAGCGAGTAATCGCATCGTCTGTTACCGCATAGTTATTAATTGGGCGAGTGCGTTTACGGCTCTTTGTTTCAACATGCTCTACACACTTAAATGCAAGCAACTTTCTCAGAATAGTTCCAGCTCTTGCGGGTGTTAATCCTGTTACCGATGAAATGGTGTTGTGATTAAATGAGATGAATTCACGGCCAACAACTATCACTTGCGCATAAGTCCTGTATTGTTCTTCGGTCATTTCTCAGCCTCCAACTCAATAGCCCGTTTTGCCGATGCCAGCACTTCACATAAATCTTGTTCTTTGTCTTTATGTCCTCTCAACCCAGCGCAGAGATCCTTTTTAATTAAATGCTGCAATGCTGGGTTAGTTACTTCAAATGCTTTTAAAACGTCATACACGTCGATTGTCACGCCTTTGCATGGTCTGTCGTATTTACTCATTTTGTTTCCTTTTCAATTTCATGTATTCAGAGTTATCAGGTATCGTCACGAAACAACCTATACCTACCGCCCATCGTTCTACCTGCTCCATGAAGTGAAACATTTCACCGGTATCAAGCTTTGATGTTTTTCGAAGTGTCCTTACGCGCTCTGTAAGCTGTGTAGTAACGTCAACCATATCAACTACCTCATAACCTAGGAATGTATGCTTAAGCATTTCCTTGACGGTTTCTGGTGTGTAATTGGCATTGTTCTTACATAGGTATTTGCTTATCTCTGCGCACCACAAATGAAAAGTGGAATTCTGAGATAGCGAACGCTTGTTTTTCCAAGGCTTGATAATGATTCGGTGTGGTTGGTTTGTTGCTAGAACTTCTTTGAGGTGTTGCCATGCGGTATTTTTGGTTGATTCGTGGAAGAGAAAATCCGCTTCCAAGTTAGCCTCCTATTCATCGTCACCTTTTGGCTCTCGATAAATTACAATAACAAGTCCGTGTTTTGTTGTGACTCTTACCATTTGACTTTCATTTATTTTATCAAGCTCATAAGCCTCATAAAATTCAGCTATTGCAGCCTTCTTTCGTTCTTTTGACTTACGCTTGAAAAGCTTTCTGAATATCAAACTTGCGAACCAGCAAAACGCTTGTGTAACAATCCACACGTAGCCCATCATTGATAACGTGGCTACTATCCATTTGTATGTTTCATCACTCACTGTTAGCTCTCCTGTTCCATGCTGCTACAACTCCCACCATTGGTATTTTCGCTTAGCTTGTAAAATTAGCTCTTGCCAAATTGCTACGGCTTCTAGTTTTAATCTGCGATCGTCCATCATTCACCCTCTGGCATTGGTGGGAGCATAGTTGACCAGCCGTGATAAAACATAAACGCGCAATAATTAGCCACATCAACAGGATCGCCTTTCTGTATGTGTCGCATGAATTGATTCTTACAATCCAATCCCCAGCTATTAGCCATCCATTCGTCTGAATACCCGTATTTTTTCTCAGACTTATGTAATTTTTCTGCCATCGCTTCAGCAAATTTAACAACAAGATCTGCTGTATTTTCACTAAGTTCGGCTGGTATGTTAATTTTCATTTCTGTTAAATTAGCTCCCTGCATTAGATGCCTCCTTTCGGTTTAGTCTTTTAACAAACGCATCAGAATCAATTCTTAAAAGGCGATTCATAACCTTTTCACAACGATATGGTTTGTGCATTTTTCGATTGCGATCCGCTGTCTTTTTTCCGCCTCTCACATATCTACGCTTGCGTATCATTGCCTCATCAGCGTAGAGCCACATCAACTTTTTAAATTCTGTTCCTTTCATCACTCAACACCTCGCTTAATTGCCCGCTTAGCTTCTCTGCGTATTGCTATTCCCATGCGTTCTAGCCAGTCTGCATATTTCAGTATTGCGTCTAGTTCATTTTCGAAAGTTGGAAGTCCATCAGTGCTGGTATCAATATCAATTCGCCCGAACTCATCGACCCTGACCGTTAAATCTTGCTCTACAGTTGTATGTCCATTGTTATGGGAAACTTTAAATCGCTTTAGTTTGTAATCGTCTTCAAGTTCATATCGGGTTAACTTCATCTTGGTTTGCTTGGTTTTCATCACTCACCCCTCACGATTCCCACTCATAGCCGACTTTAATTGCCTTGGCTTGCTCAAGAGTATTTGTCATCACTTTCGTGTTAGAAATATTACCCCAGCAATCACACTCGACTGGCGTTAGGTAATATTCATTTTCTGTTCCATCATCTGATTTGTAAGTGTGACGAACCGGATCACCTAAAACCTTGGTGACGGTGCTTTTTAATAAGTTCATCTAAAAATCCTCTTGCGTGTTAAGCTTCACTCTGCGTCATTTTTACTAACTTCATTAGTGATCTCTTGCATAGGCACACCTGAAAAACACCTTTAAATCCATGCATGCAAACTGCATACGCTTTAGTGGTTGATAAGTGATGCTGTGGGTGATTTATATAGCTAATAGCCCACTTAGATTGTTCTGATTCAGGGATATCGTCATGACGTAAACGTCTAACGTAAGGCTTACCAAATCTGTATTTGCTCATTTTTAAATTCCTTTTGGCTATCTGAAGCCGTGCTTTTGCTTCAAATTGGCGATTATTGATAGTGATTTATTACGACTTGTTGGTGTGATCTTGTGCTCGACTTGAAGCACTGGCGCTGGAATAGTTTCACCTGATTTGATTCTTGCAGTCATGGTTCTTAACTCTTTGGCACAAAGCTTCTTAACCTCACTATCCGTTAGGCTTTTACTTCGCATCTCAGAGTAAATTTTGGTAACCATCCAGTAGCAAGCGTTTGAGGGCCATTTCATTTCACGCCAGCCACGCATTTTGCAGTATTCTCGATAGAGTTCGTAAAGTTGTTCCTCGTCAGGCAAGCCAAGAGCAACATAATCTTCTTCCTTGCACCACTTGATAAATTGACCAACAGCAGGCCAGAAAGGGTTATCACTTGCTCTAGCATGTCGCATACCGTTTTGAAGTTGCTCTCTGGTAGTAATTCCATTTTCAGCAAAGGCGGCGATCCATTGTCGCTTTGCAGTAAGTTCCTCTGACTCGTTTTTGAAAATGGTGTTTACTGAGGCTGGAAATATTTGTTTCAGATTTCGGAATAATACATCAACTAGTTGCTCAGCATGATTATTTACAACTTTTTGCGGGGTGCTACTCTGAGCCATTCTAGCCAATGCGCCTGCATCACGATTAGCGATTGCAGTAGCCAGATTAGTCTTCATATAAAATCATTCTCCCATGCTTCACGAGTATTCCAGCTCTGTGCTGGTTCAGGATCAACCTGTCGCTTACCTCGATTGGATTGTTGGCTCTGTATGGTCAATGTGTCCCATTTCTCACGTAACTTTGAGGGAGATAACACGTTGCTACACCAGAACGAGTCACGATTAGCCCATTTAAACATTCTGCAAATATCTTGGTGGGTATGTCCGTCTAGTTGTCTCATCAGTCGAATATCGTTAGCCCATGTTGACCAGTTAGGCTCTTTAGTCGATGGACTAACTATCAGGACTTGCGAGTAAATCCATTGAGCAGCTTTCAGGTCATCAGCATTTCCCCACTTGTTACCTTTGGGTGAGCTAACAACCGCATCAGGTTTAACAGTTAAAACTTTTTCAGATGGTCTGTCAGAGGATTCGTTAGAATTCTCGGACGAAGGGTTATTAATATTATTATCTTTGGTAAGACTGTCTTTGGTGTTGGGTGATATCTCCAAACTTAAAGTGTCAAAACACCCAACATTATGGGTGGTTTTACCCGACTTTTTGGGTGTTTTAGTAGTTGATGTTTTTTGTCTATTTAGAACCCAATCATTGAGGTTTTTATTGACGCTAACAATTTTAAAACCTCCTGATTTTTTTAAATTTATTATTCGTCTATTGGCTAGCTTATTTAGCGCCTTGTTGATATCTGAATCATCAAGCTCTGTCATTTCTGCTAGGTATGTGTTCGTTACCTTATCTTCTGATTTATTCCATCCGAACGTACACATAATTACAGCATCAAACACTTGGTGCTCATGTCCAGACATTTTTAATTTAGGCTTTAAATTTCCTATGCTTGTAGCTAGACGAAAATAACCTTCATCAAGGCTAGCCACATTGCCCTCCGACTTATCAGGGATAATAGTCTTGTTAACAAAATCAACATGTTTCAAGTTAGATTTCATCGGTTCCCTCCGGTAACAATATATTGAATTTGTGATCATCAAGCACAACAGCACCACCATTTCTTGTTAGATGCCTAACAAATTCAGCCCCAAACATTGCTAGTCTTATTAGGGTCGATTTATCATCACCGAAATGATTAATGCCAAATGTTTGTATGATCTCACTTGGAGATGGATCACCAAGAGACTCAAAAGAAATGAAGTTATATTTATCAGAAAGATCATTGACTATTTTTGCATTTCCATCTGGAATAATTCTTTCACATACAGAAATTATTTTACTGATTGGGCATTTAAAGAATTCCCTTCCGTCGTTAACTCGATACCGCCCCAGTTCCTTGTGAATTAACCTCTCATGATCTGATGGTGATTCAGATATAAACACTCGTTCAATTTCAAATTTTTCAGGAACACCCGAAGATGAAGACAATTCTCTAGCCCTCATTTTTGGGCTTGTTGTTGTTAATCCAACCTTAAATAGGTTTGGCATAGATTTATTGCTTAAAATATAAATCCACCCATTTGGCTTATAGTGTTCAGGGAAATCCATAACTTCCCTTGTTGGTATCTCTTGTAACCAACGTTCAAAAAATGTCATAATTACTCCATTAATTAGCTGTATCAGCAAAAGGAAAGCTCAAAATCAGCTTCCCTTTAATACTGGTTATTGATACAGTGTATTTGTTAAGTTAAATGGTTAAGTCCATTTATTAATGCGCCTCGGTTGCTCCAACAATCGGGGCGTTTTCTTTTGTTCTCATCTGTGACAGTTCACCTATTTGTTTCCATAAAAAGCGGTATTCTTCCTCTGATATTTTCCTCTCTCCTTCCATCACAAAATCGACTATCCCTGATGCAACTAATGTCTCGCATATCTCAGGATATTTTTCAGTTCTGCGTAGAATGGTTGAGTCATGAACACCTAATGTTTTAGCGACCACTGACTGAGTTTTATTTCTCAATGCCTGTAATGCCGAAGCCATCAAGTGATTTGAAATGAATTTATTAAATTGTTTGCGTGTATTTGTGTATTCCATGGTTTAATTTCCTTATTAAATTACTTCTCGTTAGAGAACAGCAGTAATGATCCGTGGCTCATTCCATATGAGCGGATTGTTGATAATAATTTGCCGATTGAAGTCAAAAGGCACTGCATGAATTTTTAAAGAGCGATTGTGTTACCAGTATTTATTACCCAAATCCCATAAGTGCGGTAAGTCAGGGCGAATATCTTTTCCTTTAACTTGACCGTTTGTAGCTTTAACAATTAATGGGATATGCTCAGGTGATACTTTTGCCTTGTTATGTAGCCACTTAAAAACTGCTTGCTGTGTTATGCCACATGCTTCACCTAGTTTTTTTTGTGTCCCTACAATATCAATGGCGGTTTTAATTGCTTCGTTCATAAAAACCTCCGTTGTTTATTTTACATATAATAAAACCTTAGTTGTTTTTAATCAACAACTATATTTGTTTGAATGCCAACAACTGCGGTTGTATATTTAAGACTATGAAAACTACTCTTGCACAACGATTAAAAAAAGCTCGTAAATTGTCGGGCTTATCTCAAAAAGAACTAGGCGAGGCTGTTGGTATATCACAGGCTGCAATTCAAAAGATTGAGGTTGGAAATGCCCAAAATTCAACAAAATTAATAGAAATAGCTAAAGTTCTGAGGGTCTCTCCTGAATGGTTGTCGTCTGGTAATGGCGAAGAGCCAACTATTCCTGTTATCCATAGTTCGGAAGTCAGCAACATAAGTACTGGTACGCACTCGGATGAAGGGGGTGGTATTAGTAATGCTTATAAGGTTGAAATACTAGACGTAGAAGCGAGTGCAGGTGCTGGCGTGATGGTTATCGATGATTTTATCGAGACTATCACGGCTATTGAGTATTCAGCGGATGAAGCAAAAAGATTATTCGGTGGAAGACCTTCAAATACGATAAAGATGATCACTGTAAAAGGTGACTCTATGGCAGAAACGTTCGAACCTAGAGATCAGATATTCGTAGATATAACCACAAACTTTTTTGATGGTGACGGGATTTATGTGTTCGTATTGGATAATCAGCTCTACATAAAGCGATTGCAGAAACAGTATAAGCGCCTAGCAGTTATATCTGACAATCCTAGATATGAAACTTGGTATCTGGACGAAGATGCTATTAATGGGCTTTATATATGCGCTAAGGTGCTAGTTAGCCAGTCTATTACTTATAAATTCCACGGCTAACACAATGGCCTGACGACACGTTTTAGGGTGTGGTTGACAGAACAACAGTGAAACTGAAATTTGGTTGACGCTATTTTGATCATTAATACAATTTACTATTAAAGGAATTAGCATGCAAAATTTAGATGGAGCACTGGAAAATTATACTAGCTTCATGCTTGATAGCTTCAGAAAAGCATACTTCCCAGATTCAGATATAGTTTCATATTATGGCGGTATAACTTTTTGGTCTAAACATGTATTCCAACCAACTATATCTAAATTGGGTAAAGTAGCAAAAACGCGTGAAACGAAAAAACTAGTTATCATGCTCCACACAACAGGCGGAAGTGTTGAATCAGTAGAAAAGCTAGTTGAAATAACTAGAAACTTTTACGATGAAGTTTATTTTATTATTCCTGATTTTGCTATGTCTGCAGGAACTATCTGGTGCATGTCAGGCGATAAGATATATATGGACTACGCATCATCACTTGGCCCTATTGACCCTCAAGTTCTGAACTCGGAAAACAAATGGGTTCCAGCATTAGGTTATTTAGATAAAGTAGAAGAAATATTAAATAAATCTCAAGAAGGAGCTGTTACTCAAGCTGAGCTTATGATGCTAAATAGACTTGATTTAGCTGAACTAAGGAGATATGAAGAGGCTAGAGAGCTTTCAAAAGAACTGCTAAAGAAATGGTTAGTTGACTACAAGTTTAAAGATTGGATACGCAAGGAGACTTCTGGTGAAGAAGTCACAAAATTAGATAAAGCTACTAGGGCAGAAGAAATTGCTGTACTATTATCAGACAATAGAAGGTGGCATTCTCATAGTAGGTCTATAGGTATTAACACTATAGTTAATGTGTTAAAGTTAAAAATAGAAGACTATTCAGAAAATGAAAACCTATCAAATGATATTAATCTGATACATAATTTACTAATTGAATTTGGAATGAAGTCTAACCGAGAAATCGTTGTGATAGGGTCTTCACCATTTACAGATGAAGATAATCACAAGGAGGGAGAGCATGAACAAAATGATTAACACCGAACTACTTTCAAATGTTATTTCTTTGAGAAACAAAGAGATAGATGAAAAACAAGTAAAGATGATTAACGAGCTTAATTCTATGGGCCTATTAACTACTCCTTCGTTTAATCTCAAATGCTCACCATCTGCATACTTTCAACCTAGAAATTATTAGAAGAAAATCACTCAACAAGAAGCCCTCCACGCGAGGGCTTTTTTGTGCCCTCTCCCCTCCAAATAAGTGACCTACATTCCAATCTGAGATTTTTTTGAAAATAAATTACCAACAAAAACAACCAAATAAAACCAAACCAATATAAAAACACAACTACAAACAACTTTGGTTGTTGACAATAAAACAACTATAGTTTTAAATATAACTCATCAAAGGCAAGCAACATGAAATACAGCCTAATGTTCTTTAATAATTTGGAAAGTCGGAACAGCATACCTACCCTGTTTAGACCCTTACGCAAAAATGCGACGTATCACTAGGCACGATCTGGCTAGTGAGAATGTTACTACTGCACGAGAGTGATTACAGATGGGAATAGGCAACACTGGCAGATGTTAGGTATGTAAGCGCAAGAATACTAATTATAGGTCATTCAATGAGTGGCCTATGGTAAGTAAAAGAATAACGGAGGTTATGTGGAAATTTACTATCAACCACCAAAGAAATTTAAAGGCAATCCAACACCAGTTAGCGTTAAGAAAGTTAACAGTAACTCATTCAAGGCTAGGCAATATGCTAGATATGCATCTTTCAGAGCTAACAAACTGAAAGAAGAAGAGATTGCTAAAGCTAACTCAGTGAAAGAGAAGAAAGAACGCCCTGTTCTATCTCTCAAACCAACAAAGCATTATCCAAGTGGAGATAACTGTTGCTTACCTAATGTAGCAATATTTTCAGGAGTTAAAACAAAACAGCCGAGCAGTGAGTTCGGGGTTACGGCGAGATAAAGCCCACGAATGGGCTTACCATTACATAATGCTTTTAGCTAGATCAGAAAGCAATTTAGTAAAAGAACCGGTATTAGAAATCAAAATGTCAATACATTTTCCGATAACACTCTCAACACCTTTTTCTTTTATATAGCGGATGAGTGTTGTCTTTTCGGCATCAGAAATACTAGCATCATGAATCATAGATTCTAGTTTATTAATAGTGTCTTGATGGATTTTAATAGTCACTGAATTTAGTTCATTGCCAATGGAATCCTCATTTATATAATCAAATCCTTTTGAAGTGAGAGCCATCTTAGGCAGGATATATACGAATTTACCAGTCCCGCTTAACTGAATTGCACCATCTTTAATTAAACCTTGATCTTGTAAATAATTGATATTACATGCCAATGTATCCTTACCAATACGTATCTCTAATTCAGTAAGTTGACTATTGCTTATTGGTTTCATTGGATAATTGCGATTATTTAGTGCTATCAAGATATTGCGTTGTATTTCAGATAAAGAAGTCATTCTTATTGCCTCACATTGTAATGGAATTAATGATAATACAATAGAGCAATGCTACATGGGTCTTATTACGATCAATCAAAAATAACTATCTGTTATCATTATTAAATATAGGAGAAAATGCCCTCGGTCAGCAGTAACCCACCACTTAATCATTCATATCGCTATTAATAGTGAGGAATACGCACATAAGGAAAATAGGAAATGGCAAATGATAATAACGGTTGGATTCGTTGTGATGAACAATTGCCTTTAGCTAGTAAGCGAGTCCTTATCACAACAATATATGGATATGTTGTTGAAGCGAGCAGATTAAAAGGAAATAGATTTAATAGATATGGACAGGAGATAACAGCAACTCACTGGCAAGACTTGCCTGAACCAGCAAATCAGTAACCTACCGCACCAACACCAGATAACCACCCTATCGCTCACCTAGCGAGGTAACAATGAAAACTAACTATTACAGCGCTATGCGTGATTGCATGGCGGTGCGTATCACTACGCCTCAAGCACGTAAAAATAAACGTACAAGCCCATGGTTATTCAGTTTAGCTGTGGTCATTGTAACAACCGTTGGCGTAATACCGGCATTTGTAAGTTGAGGTGATTATGCAAATTTCATACAGCTACTCGAACGGAACTCGAGTAGTAGACGATAAAACAGTCATGGAGTTTGACGAAAGTAGCAAGCTTAGCATTGAGACAGAAAGTTTCGCTGAGCTGGCTAAATTAACGGAAATTGACCCCGTGGAAGCCCTGCAATGGATTATGCAGTTCGACAAGGAAGAGATTGACAGGATTGTCAATGAAGCAAGCAAGGATGCACCTATTTCTAAGCTGGCTCTGCTAAGGAGGGTTGCGTGACTCAGATTCTAGATATGTGCTGTGGTAGTCGCATGTTCTGGTTTGACAAGGAAGATAGCCGAGCAATTTACAGCGACATCCGCGCAGAGAAACATATTTTATGTGATGGCAGGAAGTTAAATATCACACCAGACATTATCGCTGATTTTAAAAACCTCCCCTTCCCTGACGGCTCGTTTTATCAAGTTATATTCGACCCGCCTCATTTAATTAGAGTTGGCCACAACGCATGGATGTTTAAAAAGTACGGGCGATTAAATAAAGAATCATGGAAAGACGATTTATCAAAAGGATTTAGTGAAGCATTTCGTGTGCTCAAACCAAACGGAACATTGGCTTTTAAGTGGAATGAAACGCAAATACCTACAAAGCAAGTTTTAGCGCTAACCGACCAAAAGCCAACAATAGTCCAGCGTGTCGGCAAGAACGATAAAACGCATTGGGTGCTGTTTATTAAGGAGGCGTGATGAATCCTTACCATGAACTTGACGCAAGGGAAGAACGCAAACAAGAAGAAGCATCATGGATTGATGCAAAGGACGCTGAATTAAGTAATGTCGCATTTAATGTGGTTGATGGATTACCAAAGGATATTACCAGTCAATGGAGTGACAGCGTTTTCGATATGACAATTGATGGTCTTTACAAGGAGTTAAAGAACTATCAGGAACGTAGGAGGATGTCGTGACAAATGCAGTTCAAAAAATATATGAGGTTGTAAATCCTCTTAAAAATGAGTTCGAACAAGTGTGTAGCGAGCCAAGCATTGCATTCAAAAGGGAATCTGAATTTGCCATGCAAATATTCTCTAACAATGATTATCTGGCAAATGTTGCAGTTAATAATCTTGTGTCAGTTCGTAGTGCGATCATGAATGTCTCAGCTATCGGAATTAGTTTAAACCCAGCGCAAAAGTTGGCTTACCTAGTTCCTAGAGACAAGAAAGTATGTCTCGATATCAGTTACATGGGCTTGATGCATATTGCTCAACAATCACAGGCTATTAAGTGGTGTCAATCAAGCATTGTTCGACAAAATGATAATTTCCAACTTACATCAATAGATACCGCACCTCGCCACGAATACAACGCCTTTGCCACTCAGGAGCAAAGAGGTGAGATTGTTGGGGCTTACACTGTAGTAAAGACAGAAGATGGAGACTATCTAACTCACACAATGGCTATTGCTGATATTTACGCAATACGTGACCGCTCAACAGCATGGAAAGCTTGGGTATCAAAGAAAAAATCGTGTCCTTGGGTAACTGACGAAGAGCAGATGATTCTAAAAACAGTAGTGAAACAAGCAGCCAAATACTGGCCTCGAAGAGAACGTTTAGATAAGGCTATTGACTATGTTAATACTGAGGCTGGAGAAGGTATTGATTTTGGGAACGAGCAACAAGAACCAAAGGACATAACGCCAGCAAGCGAGGATCAACTAAAAGCTATCACGGACTTGATGCTTAAAGTTAATGGCGAATGGAGCGACAAATTCTTCACATTCATTAGTAAAAAATTCAACCATCAAATATCCCATCCAGAGCAATTAACCGCATTTGAAGCCAATACCATTATCGACATGCTAAGGAAAAAGGCAGAAGGAAAATGATTAGTAATGACATCATTCTAAGCAAAACAGGCATCGATTTAACCAAAGTAGAGCAAGGAAGCGAAGAATGGATGTCTATCAGGCTCGGAGTAGTCACTGCCTCTGAGGCATGGAAGGTTATCTCTAAGCCAAAGTCAGGGAAAAAATGGACAGACACAAAGAAAACATATTTAAACACCCTTATTGGTGAAGTCTGTACGGGAGTTTACAAGGAAGTATCAGCAAGGATGCTGGAATGGGGTAAAAACTACGAATTAGAAGCAAGGATGACATTCGAGTTTTACACCGGATTAACGGCAAAGGAAGTGCCAATAATATTTAAAGATGAGCAACTACGGATGGCTTGCTCACCAGACGGCATTTGCAGTGATGGCTCTGGATTAGAACTTAAATGCCCTAATAACACGGACGTATTTATAGACTTAGCATTGAATGGAATCGATGCAATGAAAAAGGAATATGTGGCTCAAGTTCAATATTCCATGTGGGTTACAGGTAAGGATATCTGGCATTTTGCAAATTTTGACCCACGAATGCCGGCAGGAAAAGAAATCGCATATTTCCCTGTTGAGCGTGACGAAAAAATGATGAAAGAATTTGACGAGTTAGTACCTGAGTTCATTGAGGTGATGGATCAGGGATTAAACAAGTTAGGCATTCAATTTGGCAATCAATGGAGTGTATATGGCAAGTAAAGGCGTTAACAAAGTTATTCTCATTGGCCACTTGGGGCAAGATCCTGAAATCCGCTATATGCCATCAGGTGGCGCAGTAGCAAATCTCACACTAGCCACATCGGAATCGTGGCGTGATAAACAAAGCGGTGAAATGAAAGAAAAAACCGAGTGGCATCGAGTGTGCATCTTCGGCAAATTAGCAGAAATTGCAGGTGAATATCTGAGAAAAGGAAGTCAGGTATATATCGAGGGCTCACTGCAAACCAGAAAATGGCAAGACCAAAGCGGACAAGACCGATACACAACGGAAGTAGTAGTTAATGTCGGTGGCACAATGCAGATGTTGGGCGGTAACGGTGGTAATCAGGCAGGAAGCCAGAAACCACAGCAGAATCAAGGATGGGGGCAACCGCAAGCACCGAAAGCACCGCAACAACAACCTAAACAACAAACACCGCAAAGTGAACCTCCTCAAGATTGGGATGATCCTATACCTTTTGCCCCTATCGGACTCCCCTACCCACGCCACGCTATTTATGTGATTTAACCAAAGGATATGACCATTACTCAGTGCAAGGATGCAAACAGGAGATAGATATGAGCAAGCAAATGTATTTACACGCATCAACTAACAATATCGGGTCTGAATGCAAAACTGAACTCGATATCACAGAAGACGAATGGAACAAACTTACGGAGAAAGAGCAAGATCAACTTATCGGCGAGTTCATTGCTAATGTTTGTGATTGGTGGGTGCAACCAGAGGAATGAATATGAAAGTTGAACAATCTCAAGTTACTAAGCTGGTAATAACAGACGTAAAAAATCACGACACAATTAGAGTCTATTTAGAAGATGATAATCAAGGTCGCGGTCGATTAACTATAACTGAATGGGACGAGGCTTGGACTTCTTTTTGGTCTGCTATGTCTGGTTCATTAATTGATTTTATTATCAGAAATGATAACGGGTATTTAATTAGCTATCTTTCTCCAAAACAACTAGGTGCAAGAAGTATTGCATATAAGAGACTCGATTCAAGATTAAACGCTGTTCGTGAGGCATTAAAGCAAATAAAGGTGGAGTGATGGATAAATCAAGACAGCAATTTGAAGAGTTTATAAGTAAAGGTGATTATCCTTGGGTGAAAGGTATTATCCCTGTCATGTGGATGGTGTGGGAAGCATCACGCGAAAGTGCTGAGCCAGAAATTAAACATCACCAACTAAGAGAGCTTGTTAATACTGCGAGAGATACGGCAATTAAATATCAAGGGTGTCAATGCTTACGTTCAGCGTTATCAACAGCCATAAGACACAGCTTAATCTGTAATGGAGTGAAAATAAAAGATGAATAAAAATGAACTTCAAGTATTGATCGATTATACCAAAGGCATGATTGCAGATAATAAAGAACCAGAAAAGAAAGTTATTATTGCATTGTGTGATGAGTTGGAATCATTAATTAAAACTAATGAAGATAATAATAAGTTAATAGAGGCATTTTGCGCTGATGATGTTGATTGGAATAAATTAATAGATAAAAAGAACATGGAAAGCTCGCGATTAATTGAACTAATCATGAAGCTAGCCGATGAGCTTTGTAATAGTAAAAGAAAGCAAATGAAATTAGGCGTTATATATGCTCGTAATCATTTAATTAGTGCATACAGAGCTAACTTTATAGAGTGTGATGAGAAACAGTTTGCAATGTTTATGAATGCATTATCTCACATTGCAAAGGAAGCTATCGATATTGAATTAATGATGGATAGTGTTTTGTCATGCAATGATGAAGCTGAAAATTGGATTAAAGAAATTCTAATTAAACATTCTAAATAAATAATCATGCAAATAATCGGATATGTATTACTCATGCTAATACAGGGCTCTGCTGTACCTGTTACGGAAAATATTTATACGCAATCGGAATGCGATAAACGTGCTGAATATTTAATGTCAGTGAGGAATGTTGAAGTTGTTTGTGGAGAAATATACTGATGAGACAAATTAAAATAAGTTCTGGCTCGTGGCAAAAAGATTTGGAAATGGTTGTCACTGTTATCGATGAAGATAAATTTAAAAAATCATGTGAACAAATTAATAAATTCTATTCTGGTGATGAATATAGAGCTGATATACACGGTAACCATGAGAAAGCAGGTTTTGCAATGTTCTGTGCTGAGTGCTTCCAGCAAATAGCATTCAATAACTTCAAGGATGAAGAATGGCTTACCGAGCAATTCGATTGGTCTAAAGATAAAGGAATTGATGGCTATCCTTCTCTAGATGATATGGGGATTCGGATTGATGAAATTGAACCTTGGTTTATTGACTCTGACGATATAGAAATTACAGGATGGTAATCAATGAATAAATACACCGAACTCTCTGACTTCGAGATTAATAAAAAGGTTGCTGAAGCGTTAGGTTTGCTACCACATTTATTTATTGCGAGCGATGTAGGTAAGTTGATTTGGAATGTTCCCTCAAACCATAATTACGGAGATATAATAAGCCAAAAAGGGTGTGAGTTGGATTTTTGCTGCACAGTAAATAATGCGTGGGTAATTATCAATGCATATGGAATTAGTCTTGTATATCAAGATAGGAAGTTCCAGTTTGCAACTAATGACGGAAATATAGAGTGCAGCATTGCCAGCCCATTAAAAGCAGCAATGATTATTTTCTTGTGTATTAAGGATGCGGAGAATGAAAGCTGATTATGGAGGTAGCCACACACCAAAGGAATTGCGTGATAGATGGCAAACTCCCCTACCTTTGTTTGCGCCATTGGACGCTGAATTTGGTTTTTATTTAGATGCCGCTGCCGATAAAAATAATGCTCTCTGTTCTCATTACCTCACCGAAAAAGACGACTCGTTGAATTGCGACTGGGAAAGTTACGGAGCTATTTGGGTGAATCCGCCCTATTCAGATATTCAGCCATGGGTAAACAAAGCCGCTGAGCAATGCAAAAAGCAATTACAGCCTGTTGTTATGTTAGTTCCTTCTGATACTTCTGTTGGTTGGTATGAATCAGCATTAGAAACAGTTGATGAAGTAAGATTAATTACGGGAGGTCGAATATCTTTTATTAATGCAGAAACAAAAAAGCCAGTTAGCGGAAATAATAAAGGTTCTATGTTTTTAATATGGCGACCTTATATAACTCCTCGCAGAATAATCAATACTGTAAATAGAAATTATTTATTAAATATTGGAAGTAAAATATTAAATGAATGGAAAATAGCATAGGTAAATTATTGACATTATCGACTCAGCAAATGAAACAAACGAACTATATATTCAAGTGTCATTATCAAATCGCAAGGTAGCAATTAAATCATATAACGGGATGTGTATCTGGTGTCACGAAGAACCAGTCGCACCTAATAGCGCATACTGCAGTAAAGATTGTGGTGATGATCATGAACAGTACAAAAGGAAGAATGGATAGGAGGGTAAAATGGAAGGGATGACCATGCCAAGAAAAGAAGCTGCCGCTTATATTGGTATATCAGAAGACACTCTCTCTCGTTGGTGCAAGCTAGGATTGATTGCATACACAAGAAAGGATCCATCAAAGAAAAACTCGCCATACCTATTTACGAGAGCTGCGTGTATTGCGGCGGCTAATAAATCAATTCACAATATACCAGTGAACGCTGGTGAGACACGAGAGGGAAAATCATGTCTTTATTCAGAAGAGGTAAAATATGGTACGGAAACTACACGACGCCAAGCGGTAAAAGAATCAAGGAATCTCTTGGCACAGAGGACAAGAAGCTCGCGCAGGAGTTGCACGACACAAGAAAGGTCGAGTTATGGCGCATAGAACGTCTTGGTGACTTCCCTGATGTTACTTTCGAAGAGGCTATAGTTCGATGGATTGAAGAGAAAGCAGACAAAAAATCACTGGATGACGATAAAGGTCGGCTTTCTTTTTGGTTAGATCACTTTGAAGGTTACCGACTTAAGGATATTACAGAAGCAAAAATATATTCCGTTATCAATAAGATGGTAAACAGAAAAGCAAGGGAGAGATGGGAAAAACAAGCGGAATCAGCTAAAAGAAAGGGAAAGGAAATCCCCGCATTTACTGATGTCCCTGTCAGTAACGCAACCAAAGCAAAGCATCTCGCCATCATGAAATCTCTGTTAAGAGCTGCTGAACGTGACTGGAAATGGTTAGAAAAATCTCCCGTTATCAAAGTTCCAACAATCAGAGAAAAGCGGGTTCGGTGGTTAGAGCATCATGAAGCTAAAAGACTGATTCAAGAATGCCCTGAACCACTGAAATCCGTAGTTACATTTGCATTGACCACTGGATTAAGGCGATCCAATATTATCAATTTAGAGTGGAGTCAAATTGATATGCAAAGGAAAGTTGCATGGATAAACCCAGAGGATAGCAAATCAGGCCAAGCAATTGGTGTTGCTTTAAATGACACTGCTTGTCAGGTTCTTAAGGAGCAGATAGGAAACCATCACAAATGGGTATTTGTTCATACTGAATCAAAGAAGAGACCAGACGGAACATTAACGCCAAGCGTTAGAAAAATGCGAGTTGATTCTAACACAGCATGGAGAGCAGCACTAAAAAGAGCAGGAATAGAAAACTTCCGCTTTCATGATCTGCGCCACACATGGGCGAGCTGGTTAATTCAGTCCGGAGTTCCGCTTTCAGTATTACAAGAAATGGGCGGATGGGAATCAGTTGATATGGTTAGAAGGTATGCTCACCTAGCGCCTAATCATTTAACTGAACATGCAAAGCAAATAGACAGTATTTTTGGCACTTGCGTCCCAAATACGTCCCACTTAAGAAAAGTAGAGAATTTAAAATGAGAGTAAGTATTTGATTTTAAATGGTACGCCCTACAGGATTCGAACCTGTGACCTACGGCTTAGAAG